CGATCTCTAACCAGCTAGACAATCAGGTCGACTTTTTCGATCCTAGCTTTAGTGGTATGGAGAACATCGCAGCCTTTCCTACGCTAACCGAATCAACCGAGATCGAGACTTACGAAGAGTACGATCAGGATGCAACTGGTAAGCTGGCTGGCTATCGCAAACTTGAACCGACTACGCTCACAGTAAACCGTGTTCTTGACGACGAACATCAAGCAATGTTGATGAAAGCCGTAGAGGATAAAACACCTTTACGCTTTAGAATGTTCTATGTTGTGAACTCTGGCTATAGTGCTGCTAACACTGGTTACTATGTCATCTATGATGCTTATGTCACTAGCCATAAAACACGAGGCGGTGATAACAAAGCTGTAACTATGGAATTCAAACTTGAACCAGATGGCGGGATTCTTGCAAGGGGTATTGCTACCGAAGGCCGGATCTTGCGTCAGGGTGATTTTGGTATCGGTGCTGGCGTTAGCCCATTCACGGGCGGTATTGATAGCGAGGCATTAGCAGGAAACCGTTTCGTAACCTACAAAGGAACGGCTAGCACTAACCCTTATGGTGCTGATACATCGTTAATTCATCTTCAAGCTAATGAGCATGGCGCATGGCAATTAACGTGTAATACTTCCGGTGCTCCACGTTTGCGGGTACGAAATATTCAGGACAACGGAAAATCGGAATGGATTAAAGTCTATACAACAAATGAGAAGCCAACGCCAGCCGAAATTAATGCGGTTGCTAAGACTGATAGAATCGACTTCGGGGAATACTGATCACTTCTCTAAATAAAACATGACGCGGGGAGGTTAACGCCTCCCTTATTCCTGTTTTATGTGAGGTGATTAGATGCAATCAATCCAATTTAAACGCACACAGACGGCTGGTAAAAAGCCAACGCCGGAACAATTACAGGTCGGTGAAATCGCTATTCAGATGGCAGACCATGTAATTTATACCAAAGATAAAAATAACGCAGTAGTTCAAGTAAGTGTTTCTCCTGAAAGCCATAATGCTTTAAACACGAAAGTAGACAATAACAAGAAAACTACTGATTCTACTATCGCGGCAAATAAAACCGAAGCTGCTAACGCTCTGGCTACCGCTAAATCTGAACTGAATAACACTATTAACACGAAAGATACAGCAACCAATAAGCGCATTGATGCTACTAACACCAATGTTAGTAACTTAACCCAGACAGTTACGGCAAATAAAACCGACGCTGACAGCAAACATACCACTTTAACTAACACTGTTGCGGCAAACAAATCAGCTATTGAAACTACCGTAGCGAATAACAAACGAGACGCGGACAATAAAATCTCAGCTTTAACCACTACGGTTAATGACAATAACACCGCGATCAATAGCCGTGTTGATGCCACCAACACCAATGTTAGCAATCTGACCAAAACCGTTACAGCTAACAAGTCTGATGCTGATTCTAAGATCTCCAGCTTAACGAGTACCGTTGCGGCTAACAAATCAGCCATTGAAACTACGGTAGCGAATAACAAGAAAGACGCTGATACGAAGATCACCAACTTAACCAACACTGTTAATAGCAATCATACCGCCATTAACGCGAAGGTAGACAAAAACAAGACCGATGCAGATGCAGCGATTGCAGCCGCTAACCGTCGAATTGATGGTATTGAAGGTAGCAACGATGCTCTTTACATCAAGAAGAATACCAACACCTATCATCATGGCTATCTGTTAAGCAAGACCGCTAACTATTTTGATGATGCTGGTGCTCGTAACCTTGATTATTTTGGTGCGTTTCGTCCGAACAATGCCGAAGGCTGGGGTAACTTAATCCTTAACATTCCTCATTCTGGCGGTAAAGCACACGGTCGCGGCTTTGAGTTCCATTATGGGTCTAGCTCATCTCAGGTTAAAACCTATGGCTTTGATAAGGACGGTAACAAGAGATTCAGCTATCGCATGTACCATGAAGGTGATAAGCCGACTCCTGATGAATTGGGTGTGTATAGCAAGGCCGCAGTTGACCAGATGTTCATCAAGAACGTTAAAATGTCTGTTCCTTCTGGTGATGCGACTCGCGGATATTTTAAGATCGCAACCGCCACGATCCCACAGAATGGTCGAATGGTAATGCTTCGTATCTTCGGTGGTAACGGCTATAACGTTAACTCCTATGATCAGGTTGATTTTGTAGAAATTGTTATCCGTTCCGGTAACAATAACCCGAAAGGCGTTAGTATTGCTGCTTATCGTCGAAATTCTTTGAATGTCCATCAAGTATTTGCGGTTAATACTTCCGGTGACAACTACGACATTTACGTAAACTATGGTCGATATACCGATAACGTTATTGTCGAATACGGTAAAACTAATGATGTTTCGTTAACAGTACATGATGTTCCTGAATTAACTCTCGTTAAACCTTCTGTTGGTGTTACTGATGCTCGTGTTATTACGATGTTCAACACCGAAAACAAAGCCGGAACGTTGATGTTCGATAATAACGGTCAAGGAACGTATGATATTATCAGTCTGAATAACTCAACTGATACAAATAAAAAATATCTTCGTAAATTCCGTAGCAAATCAGCCGAAACAATTTGGCATGAAGTTGTTGAAGGTAGTGTCTATCGTTTAGCTACTGGTGTTACTGATACAGCGGATCAATTAAAAATTGATTTTAATGGTGTTACTGTAAACCGCCTTTTTGTTAAGGGTAATAACGCTATTAGAATGGAACGCCGCGACGGGCAAAGTAACTATATCGAATTCTTTGATTATCGTTCTGGTGC